TTTCCGCTTATAGGAATTGATCTAGAATGTTTTGATGGAGATACGAGAGTGCTTACGCGCAAAGGCACGCAATCTATCGAGAAACTTTCAGGCACAGAGCATGAACTTCTAAACGGTCGCGGTCAATGGCAGAAAGTTCCTGTTGAATCACATGGCTTACGCGATATTTGGGAGATTAGGATACGACGTAATAAGCGCGAGAAGATCATCCGAACAACCGAGAATCATCGCTGGTTACTTGAGTCTAATCGAGCTACTCAATTGCGCTCTGTATCTGGTCCTGGAGTGCGTAAGGAGTTAGTAACATCGGAACTTCGGGCCGGGGATAAGCTTGCGTCGTGTTTTCCTATCAACCAGATCAAGAAAGGAGGGGAGACCCATCCTTCTTCGTTTGGCGTTGCTCATGGATTCACATTTGGTGACGGAAGTCGTGCTAGTAGCGGAGGGGGATGTTTTGTTGAGTTGAATGGCCCCAAGGATCAGGCTCTTACTCCTTTCTTCCCGAATCCTGTATACCACGCATCCTCGCATCCCGACGCAGCTAGAATCGCGGGACTTCCGGCATTCTTCAAGGATCGACCATCGATTGACGAGGGTGTATCTTATCTATATGGTTGGCTAGCTGGATACTTTGCTGCTGATGGGACGGTAAGTAAGAAGGGTGCGGCTTACTTGGATTCAGCGAATCAAGACGATTTACAATTTGTTCGCGATATTTGCACCCGTCTCGGTATCAAGACTACTGCGGAATATATTTATACGGTTCCGGAGAAGAGTTTGCCGCAAGGAGGTACGATAAAAGATTGGAAAGGATATCGCCTTCCTATTGATATGGGTAGTCTTACACAGGAGTTCTTTATCCTATCGCATCACAAAGATAGATATATTACCTGGTCTGCGCAAGAGCATACTCGTAATGAGGAGTGGATTGTTGTCTCCGTTCAGGAGACGGATGAAGAGGATATGGTTTATTGTGCCACGGTAGAGGGATCAGAGTCTTTTGTACTTGAGGACAACATTCTTACCGGGAATTGCAAGGACCATGCTCTGACGGACATTTACGAGGAGATTTTCCTTCGTAATCTGAAATATGATGAGTTCTTCGTAGGACTTGGACGCGAGTATTGGACAGTGGGCGAGGCATTTCCTCTCGGTTCCTTTGATGAGGATCTCGGTGTTTGGGAGCATGAGGAGTTGATCAATCCAGAGGATGTGGTGATTGATAACTTCCCGTTCCTAAATACACAGCAGTTGAAGATCGTTCCGCCCGACTATCTACGCCGCATCGCTCAGACCAAGAGCCCTGCACGCGAGTGGTACCTGCTTCAGGAGCAATATGCGGATCTTATTCCGTATTTGCTCAAGGGTGAGCACATCCCGATTTCTCCGGTAATGATTCGCCAGGTAGCCAACAAGATGAACAACTGGGATGATCACGGTACGCCAATTCTTCTACGTGGTTTGCGCACATTACTATACGAGGAAAAGCTTCTCGCATCCCAGGAAGCTATTGCTGAGCGTCTTTACTCACCTTTGATCCTTGCCAAGCTTGGCATCATGGACATGGGCGAGGGACTGCCTCCGTGGATTCCAACCCCCGCCGAGCTTGAGTCCGTACGTGACGATTTGGACATCGCACTTGCGTCCGACTTCCGTCTTATGGTTCACCACTTTGGGCTTGATATCACATCAGTCTTTGGTCGTGAGCAGATGCCTCGTCTCGGTGATGATTTCGATCGTATCGAGCGTCGCATCATGCAGGTCTTTGGCGTCAATCCGTCTCTCCTCTCCGCCGGATCGAACTCGCAGCCATACGCGTCGAGCGCCCTCCAGGCTGAGTTCATGAATCAGATCCTCAAGACGTTCCAGAACATGCTCAAGTCCCACTACCGTGAGCGCGCTCTCGTCGTTGCTGAGGCACAAGGTCATCAAGATTATGAGAAAAAGGGTCAAACTCGTGTGCCAATTTACGAGCGCGTTGTTGTCTACGATGAGGAAGGCAACAAGGAAATCAAGGAGGTTCCGAAGCTACTTGTTCCCGATTTAACATTTGCGAGCTTTGACCTTAGGGACGAGGCTACTGAGCGTCAGTTCCTTATGGAGCTACGTCAGATGGGTGTACCATTGCCGAACGCAGACTTGCTTATTGGCGTGGATTGGAAGTACAAAGATAAGATCGATGAGTATAACACCGAGTTGAAGGAGCAGACGATTGCGCAACAGCAGACGAAGATGGAGACATACTATGCGCTCACGATCAAAGGTCTGCCGGTACCGCTTGACCTCAAGGCCGAGTGTGAGTCCGTATTGATCCACGGTCCCGGGGCAGGCGGTGGAGCACCGCAGGGAGCCCAGCAAGGCATGGGAGGCCCGCCACCGGGCGGACCAGGGGCAGGAGCGCCTCCAGGAGGCCCAGGAGCAGGCCCAGGAGGCGAAGCTATCGTTATGCCGCCCGCACCCCCAGGATTAGGCTCAGGACCCGGCACAGCCCCTCCAGGTGGTGGTCCACCCCCTGCGTCTCCGATGGCACCTGGACCAGCAGGTTCCGTACCACAGGTAAGCAACGAGCGCCGTCCTGGCTTGACCTACAATACGTCCAACGATGGCATTATGCGCTTTAGCGCTAAGGAGGGCTCGGACTTTGATCAGTATATGTCCGAGCGTCCAGGGTACGGTTTAGCATTTGTGGATTATATAATTGATAATCATAAGCGCGGTTCGCTGGAGGAAGTTCCAAACGAAGAACTTGAGAACCTTGCTTATGATTGGCCCGCATTTTCAACCATGTACCAGCAGCGCGTAGCGCAAGAGATAGGTGCTAGACTGGCGACTCTTGCCGAGGGGATAGAAGAGGATGCTACACTGGCAGAGCCGGAGAAGGAGTTTGTACTGAAGAGCAATCAAGAACTTCAGAAGACAGCAAGCGGCGTAGAGAAGATCGTAGAGATTCCGAGTAAGAAAAAAGTCAAAATCGAGTTGGCAAAGAAGTACGCAATAATTGACGCATTAGCAACCGACCTTAGTGAGGATGATAAAGCAAGTGAGCAACCAGATAACGCAGAGCCAAAGCCCTCTTGATCACAAGCCAATAGTTGGCTTCATCAAGGATATGATTGGCGAAGGGGAGACAAATGCTGGAATAGTGCTGCATCTATGGGCATCTAAGTATCGATTCAATACAACCGAGAAGTCGATCCGTCGCTTCCGCAAACGACACGGGCTAGAGGTCAACAACAAGCCTGCTAACGCCGGTTACAAGATCAGTGGCGACGAGGGCGAGATTACCTCCTCCGCCGATAGGAGCAACCCTATGGATGATCCAGACGCGATGCTCCGCGAGCGCGGACTTGACCCGGAGGAGTGGCTTATCGATAGCGCCACGATCAACGAGTGGGATGGGCCGAGTGCCGAGGAAGGCATGGTCACCTACCATCAGGCAAAGCTCAATCTCCGTCGCAAGCGTCCCGAGCTACAGCTTATCTCCGCGCGTTCTGATGGCTGGATTGCACCTCCGCGCAAGTCGGTGTCGAATAAGGACGTACGACTTATTGCGGTCGTAGGAGATCAGCAAGCACCTTACTACGATGAGAACTTGCATTATATTTTCTGCGGTTGGGCGGAAGAGAATGCACCAGATGAGATTGTGTTTTTGGGAGACACCGTCGATTACCCTGAGATCAGCCGCCATCGGTTGGACCCGGAGAACACAGCCACGGTTAATGAGTGTACGCAGAGCGCATACGACTTACTGCGCGGTGTACGTCAGTCAGCCCCTAGTGCTCGTATACGAAAGTTGGCTGGAAATCACGACGAGCGCCTAAGAAATATTCTTCTTGATAAGCCTTCGGTGCAACCCCTCTACGGAGCAAAACAGGCTGACTCGCTGGAGGAGCAGGGAGCGGTTGCCCTCGGATTACCATTTTTGCTTCGACTTGACGAGTTAGACATTGAGTATGTGGACCCTAAAGGGGCATATGATCTAGCACAGATCAATCTCAGCGATAAGCTCGCCGTGCGTCATGGATGGATTGCGCGTCAAGGGTCTGGTGCTTCGGCGCTTGCTACACTCGAACATCTTGGCTACAGCGTGATCGTTGGCCACACACATCGACAATCGATCATTTATAAGACGACACATGACATTGATGGGGCAACCACCACTCTCACGGCAGCAGAGGCAGGGTGCATGTGTCGCGTGGATCAGACGCCGACTAAAGGACGCAAGTGGCCAAATTTCACTCCTTTGCCGGATTGGGTTCAGGGATGGACGACTGTAACTGTACATTCTGACGGAATGTTTCGCCTTGATAACGCTACCTATGTAAACAAAACTCTCTTATGGAGAGATGAGCAATACAGATAAGGCTCGTTCAGCGAGCGAAAAGTCAAGTAAAGGAGTGAGGGATGACCCCTCTTCCCAAGATGCCTAAAGTTACGAAGCCCCCGAGGGCAAAGACTCAGACGTACCATCAAAAGAAAAACGCCGTTTGTATTGTGCTCTACGATCAAACTGGCGAGATACTTTCGCCTCTTGCTCAACGAGAAGCCGAAGATGCTATGCTGGAGGTCGCTATGAACCATAACCTACTTCTGAGCATCGCGACAACATGAGACCTTACAAGGACACTTTACGAGATAGAATCGTTGTAAGAATGTGCAATTTTCTTATGCGCTTTGCTTCCAAAAATTATCGTGAAATAGTTACAGCGTCAATTGAGTATGGGCTCGACTCAGCCGCTCGCGATGCACGAGAGGGTTTGCCTCTGCCTCCCAGTTGGCGTGAGTTATCGTGAGGAAACGTAAGAGTGCAATCATCCCTGTTGGGGACTTCGATAAAGTCCGAGCAGCGGACGAAGATCATGTGCGCACAAAAGAAGCGCGCATTACTACTTGGTGCAAAATCTGCGGCAGGAAGCACGGCAAGCGCAAGGAATGCCAAGTGCTACGCTTAGAGGAGGACTTGACGCGCTCGCCCACGAAAGAAAACAAGGATGGCGAGCTAATCTTGAACCGAAAAATTGCGCGCTATACTACGAAACCAGAGTCAGAAAAGGAAACGATATGAGTATTGATGAGACCGAGGTTCGCGTAACCGACCCCGTAACGGGCGGCGCAAAGGGCGTAAAGATCCAACGTTATGATTTACTTCCTTGGGATCAGCTAGATAAGGTAGCCGAACTTTATGGTCGGGGCGCGCTTAAGTACGAGGCCCGAAATTGGGAGAAGGGTTATGTCTGGTCTTCCTCTTTTGCTTCTGCCGAGCGTCACATGAAGAAATTTTGGCAAGAGCATGAGTCGCTTGATCCGGAAACAAAATGTCATCATCTGGCGTCAGCCATCTTCCACCTTCTTGCGCTTATGCGCTTCGAGGAGCAGTATCCGGAGAAAGATGATCGCTCGCCTTATACGAAACCTGTTGGTCAAGTGTCAGAATATAGGTCATACCAGAATGATGGTTCAGATCAATGAGGATCACATTGACCTATATTGCTGTTATCGCATTTGCCTTGATCGGCATTGTTGGTCTAGTTGAAGGTAATTACAAGATAGGCGTGGCGACAATGTGCTTGGCCCTCGCAAACGGTTTACTTTTACTTTAGGAGGATCATGCAAGCCCATCGCATTTATACCGCCGGACCCATGAGTGGACATGCAAAGTTCAACGTCCCAGCCTTTTTGGCTGCTCAGGACGATTTGATCGTGCAAGGCTTTGATGCCGTGCTCCCGGTAGATTTAGATATTTTAGCAGAGCGTCGTCAACTTCTCAAATCTAAGGATGGTCTTGACGCCCATCCTTCGCGTTCATGGGCAGAACTGTTGTCGGAAGACCTCAAGCTCATCGGGGATACCGGGATTGAAGGTATCGTGGTTTTGCCCGGATGGCAGTATTCCAAAGGGGCAAAATTAGAGACGTACTTTGGTCGTCTCTTGGGTTTAGAGATTGCTCACTATCCGAGCCTCAAAAAGGTTTCGCACCGCGATCTACAGAGAGCGCATGGCATTTGATGCCCTACGTGAGCGATGATGAAAAGGACCGGATCGATAGCGATCGTCGTCCCCCGGTGAATGTTGGTCAACTTACGTATGTGATTCAAGGGGCTCTCAGGGTATATCTTGAAGGGACAGGTCTGCGCTACGCTCATCTCGCTGAGTGTCTCGGTGCGTTAGAGGGAGCTAAGCTTGATCTGATTGATCGAGTTATTATCCCTTACGAGCACAAAAAGCGCGTTGAGAATGGTGACGTGTGGCCTCCCACATTGAGCCCGAGTTGGGCGAGTGAGCATGACTGATGCTACAATACAATCATGAGTGATATTGATCAGGTCGTCGAGTCGAAACGCCAGCGAAAGAATCGAATCAATCGCGAATCTCACAGTCGCAAACGTACCCGATGTCATTGGTGTAAAGGTGAAAGGCCCTATCCTTCGAAATCTATGTATTGTTCCGATGATTGCCGAGTGTTTGCAAAAAGGGCTATCAACCAAATTGCAAAGCAACATTTACGAGACGAATTTGCAGCATATAAGATAATGCGTGGGTGTGTACGATGCGGATACAACAAATGTGCGGCGGCGTTAGATTTTCATCATTTAGACCCAACAACGAAGTTGAAAAGATTTGATTGTCCTTCTATAAAAAGCCAATCGTTCCAGGAAGAGGCTGCTAAGTGTATTCTTCTTTGCTCGAACTGTCATAAAGAGGAGCATCATGGATGAGAAGAATGAGATAGATGAGAAGCGGGTTACGGAAAACGATCCCCTTGAATACTTGCCAATTTTGCGGCACCATCTGCACGAGGCTTTTTGGGCGCTCAATATGGCGCTGAGTTATATTCAGGCGACCGATTTGGCCGATAGCTATCGACAAGGATTGACAGTACCAAAAGAAAGTCAGTTGGCGAGACAATTGGGGCGTTCGCACACGACGCTGGCAGCTTACCTTGGTTTACTGGATGATGAGGAGGTCGAGGATGAGTCTGTTTCAGAGGAACAGTAGTTTTGACCAAGAGGCTTACGCGCGCAAGATTGCCGCGCGAAAGAATTGGCCAGATACTACTCCCAAGCCATCGAGGACCACGGAGTCTA